TGAAAAATTCCCTAAATTCATAACATTAGGTAGAAGTGATTCATATCGCGTTAAAAACTGGGAATTGGGTCAACATGGTGATTATGGTACAAATGGTAGTCGAGGTTCACTAAACCAATTTAGAAATTTGAATACCAAAATTATAGTGGGACACTACCACACACCAGGTAGAAAAGATGGTGCATTAGCTGTCGGCACATCAACCAAACTAAGAATGGGTTATAATAGTGGAGCGAGTTCATGGTTACAATCACACGTTATTATACATAAAGATGGTAGAGCACAGCATATTAATTTTGTTAAAGACTCAAACAATAAAATGGGTTTTACAACATTTGAATATTAAATTTAATTGAGATGAGAGTATTTAAAAATAAAGAAGGTAAAAAAATAGAAGATATATTAGAATATGTAAAAAATTGGATATCAATACACCAAGATAGTGAAATTTACATAGGTTGTGATTCACAAGAAATAAATGGTAAAACAAACTACGTAACCACAATATGTATGTATGAGATTGGTAAGGGTGTACATGTTATATATAATAAAGAACAAGAACCAAGATCAAATAGCATGCACAGTAGATTGTGGTTAGAGGTAGAAAAATCTATTGAGGTTGCTGAGATAATTAAAGATATCGATAAAAAAATAACATTACATATTGATTATAACTCAAAACAATCGAACAAATCAAATCAGTTATATGAAGCTGGTATCGGTTATGTTAAATCAATGGGTTATGATGCGGTTGGAAAACCAAACGCATGGGCTGCGTCAACAGCTGCTGATAATTTTTGTAGATAAAAATGGAAAGAATAGTAGTTAATATTGCTTTAGACGATTATTTAAAATGCGTTCAATTTGCACATGATTCCATTGAAACAAATTTAGATGAATATTCTAGAAGAAATCAAAATAGAGTTCATAAAATTCTTAATGATATTATTATTGGTAAAGTTGCTGAATTTGGTGTGTATAAATATTTAAGTCAAAAACACAAATTAGAAGAACCAGATCTAAAAATTTATGATAAAAACAATAAATCTTTTGATGCTGATTTAAAAATAGTTGGTTATGATATTCATGTTAAATCACAATCAATTGAACAAGCCGAAAAGTATGGTGTTAGTTGGTCTTTTCAAAAAGAAGATCAATTAACAACCAATCCAACAAAAAAAGATGTTATTTTTTTGTGTTTGGTTAATGACTTGGAAGTAATAATACTAAATTATGGTAAAGCCAGTAAATACAAGGGTTTATACGGTGAACCAATTAAAGAAAGTTTAAAATTTTCAAAAAAAGTTCTTTATTTTGAAAAAATAATTTAAAAATAATTGACTTTTTCTAAAACTTGTCTATATTTATAACAAAATAATAAAATTTTCAATGAAAAGGATTATAAATTTAACGAATAAGCTATTTGGGGGTGATCAAGAATCACTAGGGGCTTCGTTATGTTATAGTTAGATATATAAAGTAGAAAACAAAACAAAACATTAGAAGTCCAAACCATAAAAAGTTTGGGCTTTTTTTTTGCAAAAATTTGGATATTAAAAATAAATGTCTTATCTTTGCAAAATATTTCGGAAACGAAGTAGAAAAAAATGGGGTGATAGCTCAGTTGGTAGTAGCGCTTCCCTTACATGGAAGATGTCGTTGGTTCGAGTCCAGCTCACCCTACAAAAAAAAAGATTTGCACATTAAAAATAAATGTCTTATCTTTGCAAAATATTTCGGAAACGAAGTATAAAAAAAACAATTTGGGAATGTTTACAGCAAACAACTTACATTTGATTTTTACTCAAAACCGTAACACCCATTCCGATAAATTGTTAAATAATTGGGGCGGTAGCTCAGTTGGTAGAGCAGCAGACTGAAGATCTGCGTGTCGGTGGTTCGATTCCACCCCGCCCCACAAAAAAAATGCGTATGTTACATAACAAGTCGCTTAAAGATCAGTATTATGAAGAAGTATTGAGTCGATTATTAATTGACAGAAATGATTTAACAGAAACTGAAACCGATCTGATTGAGATTGGCTACGAAATGGTAGTTGGTCATATTGAGGATAAAAAAGAATTGGAGGATGAAATACGCCGTCTTAGGATTGAAAATGCAAATTTAAAATCCTATCAAGATGACAGAGATTATCCAGAAGATTAAAAAAAAATTGAGTTCATTGACATAATGGTAGAATTAAAGGAAAAAATATGGATTGGGTTACCAAACCCACTACTAACCTATGTATATAGGTTTTCCGTAACCGATATTATATTGTAGTAATAATATCAAATTTGGGGATGTAGCTCAGTGGTAGAGCAAACGGCTGTTAACCGTTAGGTCACAGGTTCGAATCCTTTCATCCCCGCTTTGCCTAGATGGTGTAATGGTAGCATTAAAAAACAGAGTTATCCTGTGAGGATAATTACAGCAAATCACTTATCTAAAAATTTTTTCGGACAAAAAAAGGTCTTGGTTCGAATCCAAGTCTAGGCAAATTTTGGTTCCATCGTTCATCGGCTAGGATATCACACTGTCACTGTGATGAGAGGGGTTCGACTCCCCTTGGAACCGCCTTGAACTTTTCTGTTTCATTAGAAATAGTGTTAACAGAAAAAAATAAAAAAGAAATATAAATGAGGATACTTTCTGCAACAAAATTCTTAGGCTGTTAACCTCGTGGTCGCAGGTTCGAGTCCTGCATCCAGCTCTATAGCAGAAACTTGTTTCTGTGCTGGATTAGCTCAGTTGGTTTAGAGCACGTATTTATGTATCCTGTATATTTCTTAAAAAATGGGGTTGTGTTCAGCAAATTTTTGATTTAAAATTAGCAAGATTTAAAAACAAATAACAACCCGAATTTGTCTTCATAGCTTAGTGGTAAAGCATACGACTTTTAATCGTAACACCCAAGTTCGATTCTTGGTGGGGACACAATAAAAAAATAATAATATGTTGCTATAGTGAAGGGGTTATCACGAGTCACTTTCCATGACTAGTCTGGGGTTCGAATCCCCATAGCAATACTTTTTTTTAATCACGAATACCTTTCGGGTTCGACTATATATTTATATGTAAATAAATTATATGAAAAATTGTAAAAAATGTGATTGTGAATTTATGCCCGCTAAAGGTCTTATAAATTTTTGCTCAATTGAATGTCGGAATAGTAGAACTTTCAATAATGAAAGTAGAGATAAAAAAAGAAAATCCAATTCAAACCAAATTCCTTGGAATAAAGGATTAAAAAGTACTTGGATTAGAACAAAATGCTTTTTTTGTGGTAATGATATTGAACACCCTAAATGTAAACCCAAAAAATACCACTCAGAATGTTGGTTAAAATCATCAGGTGGATATCGTAAAGGATCTGGTGTGGGTAAGAAAGGTTATTATGAGGGTTATTGGTGTGATAGTAGTTGGGAATTGGCTTGGGTTATTTATCATTTAGAGAATAATATAAGTTTTGAACGAAATAAAATTGGGTTTGTATACGAATATAAAAATAAAAAAAGAAAATATTTTCCAGATTTTATAGTTCAGGGTGTTTATTATGAAATAAAAGGTAGAAAAAATTTTGATGAACTTAGTAAAATTGATAAAGAAAAAATTAATCAATTTAAAGAAAAATTGATTGTTTTATACTATGAACAAATTAAACCCTACCTTGATTATGTGATTAGTAAGTATGGTGATGATTATATTCGATTATATAATAAATAATTAGATATGTAGCTCAGTTGGTTAGAGCGCCTCCCTGATACGGATGAGGTCATAGGTTCGAGTCCTATCATATCTACGATTAATACTTAAAAAGTATCTTATGAGTATGCTAACTGGGACACTGCCAGAACCCAACAACACATAGGTTAGTGAAAATAAGAGAAAGACAATGGCGCATCGGGAACTCAAAAGGCTGCAATCTTAACGAGTATTTAGGAGACAACGTTATAACTCCATTTATCCCGCTATGGAAAGAAATTTGGTCAGGTATTAATTATGGGGGTGTAGTGTAATGGCAACACGCAGTAAAAAAGTGAATCTGAAGAGATTACGTACAGCAATTTTTACTATGCATCGGGAGCCTGTATTAGAGGTTCGATTCCTCTCACCCCCACAAAAAATTGCGCGGTAGAGCAGTGGTAGCTCACGAGGCTCATAACCTTGGGGTCGCTGGTTCGAATCCAGCCTGCGCAACAAATGGTTTTATGGTGTAATGGATTAACACACTTCTCTTCTAAAGAAGCTATAGAGGTTCGAATCCTCTTAGAACCACCATTAATGCTTTCGTGGCGAAATTGGTAGCACGCGCTAGTCTTAGGAACTAGTGTCCGAAAGGACGTGTCGGTTCGACCCCGACCGAAAGTACAAATTTATATTGCAAGGTAGACTAGAGGCTAAGGTCACCAGGCTCATAACCTGGGATAATGAGAGACGTGGGTTCGAATCCCACCCTTGCAACAAAAAACTTCCGCAACATAGAGAAGTGGGCAGGTTTTGTTTAAATAATCAGAGTACTTTGGTTATTTATGAAAAGATTAGATTACATATGAAAATGGAGTACTACATTTAATTGAAGTTACTAATCTT